ATCAGACGACACGAGGGCGTCTGAGGGAAGGTTCAGAACCAGAGTCCTGAACTGGTTTGCAAAGGTGGTACATTCTGGTACTATTGGTTCAAACAGAGAAGGGTACCCTAATTGTGAACAGTGATCAGTACTACGAAGCGCCAGATGATAACGACTACGACGAAGACCTCTTGGAGTTTAGCCGGGATGACTTTGAATCTATAAAGGCCGACCAGATTCTGGCAGAACGTAAAGAAGAGGACCTCTTTTGAGTGCCGTTAATTGCACTGGGACAAACTCTAGCTGGCTTCGAGGGTGCCGGTGTAGATTGTGTGAGAGCGCCCATCGCAGTTCGGAGCAAGCCAGAAGGTATCGTGGGTTACCGCCCGAACAACCTCAAGGTAGACCTGCGAAGAAACGTAAGTCTAGTGGGTCAGCAAGCAGAGGTGGCAAAGAGTCTGCTTACGGCTTCACGCTCCAAGAGATTAAGAGGGCTAGAGGTTACGAGTGAAGTATCTTATGTGGCTGCTGGTTGACATACTTTCGATGGGTGGTAATCAGCAAGAGGTTGTAGCTCATCGGATAGAGCAATACCATTGGCCGCAAGAACAGGCCCTTGAAATAGCGTGGTGTGAGTCACGGTTGTCCCCTACAGCTTACAACGTGAACTCTAGTGGGTCGATTGATAGAGGCGTCTTCCAGATAAATGATTTCTACTGGGAAGAACAGTTCCCGACTCTTTACAAAGATGTCTACGAAGTGGATGCGAACGTTCAAATGGCGTACACTATTTACCTAAAATTTGGCTTTACCCCCTGGGTATGCTATACAGAGTAGTATTAATAGTGTACACTGTGTTATATCGTACTCGAATGAAAGGGAAATATGCGAAATTACTTCATGTTCAGCAGCTATTCGGCAGGAATGCAGATCACTTGCACCGAAGCGCAGAATGTTTCAGTCACCGAACCGGAGGAAGGAGTAGATGTAACTGTTGAGCGCACTGAACCAGCGATCAACATGGGGGACAAGAACAAGATGTTCAAGATAACTATGTCCTTGCAAGACCCCGACGTGTGGCCCGCACGGACAAACAGTTGGCTCATCTCCTCGGAGACGCTACACAAACTCAACCAGAAGATCAGCCAAGTCACATTCGAAGAGTCCTTGGAGTCTACCGACAACTACAAGGGTCAAGATGGTTGAATCGACTCGCACAGTTGCTTCTCTCTATGACCATTTGTTCCACAAAAGGATAGAAGAAGGGCCACGGCCTACAGCTTACGGCACTAAAGGCCGAGGTTCTTTTGCTGGGTCGTGCTCCCGCCAAATCTCTTTTGAGATGCTAAACGTCCCGGAGTCTGACCCCATCGACCTTAAGACGCTGCTGGCTTTCAGAACAGGCACCTTACTGCACAGCATGGCGCAGGACGCTATGGAGTTCGCTCATGGGATGATCAGAGAATACCCGATAGACCTTAGGAACGAATACGGCTGGGACATCAGCGGAAACGCAGACGGCCTTTACACTGACGAGAACGGTGACCAAGTTCTGTGGGAACTCAAATCTAAATCTTCTTTCGGGTTCAACAAAGCCAAGAAAGATCCTCAGCCTGACCGACACGAGATAGCACAAGTCGGGATGTACGCTATTTCTGCTGACCTTGACGTTAAGTACATTCACCTAGTGTATTTGTGTAAGGATCAGAGCTACGGCAGGAACAAGACGCAAGCCGGTGAGTGCATAGAATGGATCATCGGCCTCGACGAGCCTGTACCCGGCCAGTACGGCGACACAGTACGTCAGATAGCGAACGAAGAAGCTAACAGGATATCTTCGATCGTGAAAGAAACGTTTGAGGAGGGTTGTTTACCTCAACGATATATCCCTGACTCTGGGATAGTTTACAATGTCCCCGACCCGGACAGCTCGGCTCAACCTTGGCGGTGCAGGTTCTGTCGATACAACTCTATGTGCGCCGGTATGCCAACAGAGAAAACTTCAATCGAAGAAACGTTAATACCGTTAGTATTACAACAAGAAAAGGGAACCCTATGAAATCACCAATAATGGACCATTCACCTGATAGGTTCAGCCGCAAAATTATTGACCGCAGTAGCACTACTTACGAACTGATGGATATAACGCCGTCCGTAGCTGAAGAGTTCCTGCAACACAATCAAGACAACAGAAAGATACGTCGTTACATTGTTGCCAGATACATTTCAATGCTCAAAAATGGGAAGTGGATAGCTAACGGTGACACATTCCGTTTCAGCGAATCTGGCCGGTTGATTGACGGGCAGCACAGATTGACAGCTATCCAGATGAGCGGCACAACACTCAACGATCAGTTGGTTGTGCGTAACTTGCCAGAGAAAGCTTACAACACTATTGATGATGGTGCTATGCGTTCGCCTGCTGACATTGGAGCCGCTCAGAACTGGAAGCAAGCTCGTTCAGTTATGTCTCTTGGTAAGTGGCTGATAGCTTGTGACTTAGGGATCAACTTCAGTACCCAACACAGTAGTGTCGTTGACAAAGATTCTCTTCGGAACATCACCAAGAACGACATTGTGGATTATATCGTTGACAATAATCTGATCGAAGGGATGTATGAGGCTATCAGATTAGCGGGTTTGGCCGTAGACAGCGTGAAAGGCTCCAAGACAGCCTGGGCCTACACGATCTACAAGGTTAATGCTGCATATGGTAGCGAGGTTTGTGACGAGTTCCTAAACGGTGTGATCAATGGTATCGGTATTTCCCATATAAATGATCCTCGTACTACTCTGAGAAAGTACATGACTAAGCATGTCGCTGTCACTGGTGTTCAAATGAAAATGCCACCACAGATCGTGGCTATGCTCACTGCTTTCAACTATTGGATTCATGGGAAGTCGTTACAGCGACTTATGTTCAGTTGGGATATGCCAGAGGTAGGTCAAGCTCCTCAAGGCAGAGCGAAGGATCATCCTACTGATGACTGATCAACTTGCAAGATTAGCTCAACCTTTCCCGCCTCGTTACATTTCTAAAAAAGGGAAGTTCGATTACGTCTCTCATTCCGAGATCACTCAGCGGCTACTTGAAATCGTTGGCCCTTACAACCTCGAAGTGAAACGGATAATAGAGGTAGACGGCAAAGTTGATGGCATCATCATAGCTTTAACCTGCACCATTGACGGTCGCGAGGTGACTGTGGAAGAAGCGGGAGGTATCGGTACACGAGCTATGTCTGATAGCGGAGAGCTTCTTAAAGAGGCCATTAGCGATGGTCTCAAAAGAGCTGCACGACATTTCGGACTGGGCCTGCATCTGTGGGCGCAAGATAACTATTACTTACATCACCGTTTCGAATCTGAAGCGGAACAGGAAGAAGGAAATCAATGAGTAGCGACATGATACTTGTCGGCAATTTGACTAAAGACCCTGAATTAAGGTTCGCTGCAAGCGGGAAACCTCATGCCCATTTCAGTGTTGCAGTTAACAAAGGTTCGGAAGATAAAGGCAACAAGACTAGCCATTTCTTCGACGTAGTTTGCTTCGACGATTTCGCCGAGAACATGGCGGAGCTACCTAAAGGTACCCGTGTGATCTTAAGCGGCTACCTACAGCAAAGCACCTGGGATGATAAGGACACTGGGAAGAAACGTTCAAAGCTTGAGCTTGTAGCTAACGACGGAGGGCCGTCTGTAAGATTCCAAGCCGTCACATCTAAGGGTGCAGCTTCAGACAAGCCTGCCGCTCAGAAGCAGCCTGACATGGTTCAAGACACTCTCAAAATGAATAATGAGGAGCCTTTCTAATGGGACTACCAAAAGGGCGAGTCGGAACACGGTTAACGGAACAGTTTAACTTGAAGCTCAGTGCTGAACAGTTGATGTGGATACGGGAACATGCAGAGAACCGGGACGGAGGGAACGTTTCTCAAGCGCATGTGGTTAGGGAAGCTATTCAACTGTTGCGGGACAAGCATACTTAGGGGTTGTCATTTATGGCAGACTAGGGGGGAGCGCAAGTTCCCCCCTACCTAGGTGTCCTAATGCATTATGAAGATGACGACGAGTCAACCAGCTTAGGGTTAAGCATCCCTGACGACACTTCAATTATTTCTATTGTCATCGGCGATCAAATGCTTACACGCATAGACCAACATCTGTTGTTAGATGAAGAGAATCCAGAATACCCTCAACACCTCAAAGGGCTACCTCTTTGGGCTTTGAGATCGAATCTAGTTGCTGAAGCTGTAGACCAGCTATTCGAAATCCAAGACATAACTAGAATGTGGGAAGAAGGAACCAGTGAGTAAGGCAAAACAAAAAGGGACCGCCTGGGAAACTGAATGCGTAAGATATTTAGGGAACTACATATTTGACAACATCAAATCTTTTATGCGGCTACCTCTAGCAGGCAGCAAAGACGTAGGCGACATAGCTAGCTCAGCTTTCCCTGAGTTTATATTCGAATGCAAAAACAGGAAAGACGCTTTGTCATCTCTGTCTATGATTATGCGTGAGACCGAACAAGAACGAATAAACGCTGAAGCCCGCTTCGGTGTCGCTTTAGTCAAACGCAAAAACTTTGGGACCAGCGGTGCGTACGTGGTGATGGAAATGCATCAGTTCGCTCAGTTACTTAAAGAGAGACTTACGGAAGATGGAGAATAGGAAAGAGCTATCTCTACAATCCACCACTACAAGCACACAAGATGCCACCATAGTAGTAGACAAATTCTGGGAACAAGCACACCCAAAGCCCATCACTCCCTACAACCAAGTCAGAGGAATTGTCCGCCGATGTTTAGAAGCAGGATACCAAGACGCCGAGATCATAAACGCTTTACACCGTACAGATGCCTTCACAATATCAGCCCTAGAGTACACTTTACGTTCGTCACGCAGGACAGCGCGATCACAAACAGGCACCACAATCGACCGTATCTTAATGATGCGACAACACCGTGAAGACTGACTGGCGTAACTACGCAAAATGTCGGGGGCTTCATGTCAACGAAGTTATTCCAAGCTACTGCAAAGACTGCCCCGTAAACAAAGAATGCTTATGGGAAGCTCTATCAGACGTAGATTGGCACCGTCGGATAAGTTACACACCGTCATGCACATGGGGTGGGCAGAGCGCTCACTCCCGCAGCGTGATGATGCGAAGCTCTGACGTGCGTTACAACCCTCGGTCCGCTTTCATAAAATTCTTACAGGAGGAAAAGTATAATGGAAGCTAGAGAAGCAGACCAGATTATGTTGCAGATGTCTGCCGTATGGTGGAACGCTAAACCACCTGACCCCACATTAAAAACTTGGCACAGTTTTCTTTCTGACAAAAAGTTTGATGCGTGCCAAACTACAGTGGCCGCCCTGGCGGTAGAGACTGACTATTGGCCTAGCGTCAGCCAGTTCTGGATTCATTACCAGGCCACTATCAGACAACAGTCTGATGACTGGAAGGCTACCGGTATTCTTCCCGGTGTAAAATATCTTCCGAAGGAAGAGAACCTTAAACGTTTTGCTGAGTTACGTGGTATGCTCAAGCAAATCGGTAATGGCCCACACAAAATACCTTAACGGGCACTATCACTTTTTTGTGAGGATGTTTACTCTTACCGACAAGCATCTCTGAGCGGTTTCCTGTTTGGGTAATCGGTTTACTGCTCAGGGGTGCTTATTTTTTATACTACGCTAGGTGTGACTTCGTTAGATTTAGTTCTCTCACGACAAAGCGCTCCACAGTCCACACACTCTAACTGGACATAAGAAGTAGTCCTGTTCCGTTTGTACCCACGCTTCAACAAATGAGGACTGGAACACGTAGGGCACTGTCTAGTCGTATCGTTAATAATGTTTTTGTTAGGATGATTATCCATCCACGGACGCAACTTGTAATAAATATCCATCAAAAGATCTACGTCTTGGCGAGCATACTTAATCATACGCTTCCAAGCTTTCTCCTCACCCTTCATGCAACCAACCCACAAACCGAACCCGCCTGTAGCTTCCTTCCCGCCGAAGCCAAGGTGCTCACCAAGATCACCTAACTTGTTCGAGTTAAACATAAAATGTTTGCGAGCTACTTTCAGAGTGTCTATCTGCTGCACGGAACTAGGCGGCTTCATATCATGGAAGATGAAACGTGCGTTAGCTTTACGCATGTCAAACCGGTTCCCGTTATGGGCAATCACGATGTCTGCTTCGTCGAACAGATCCCACAAAGCTTGAGCTACTTCTCTGTCGTTCTCTGGGTCTTCGTCGTACAGTTCAAAGTCTGTTAAGGAAACGACTTTAGTTTGTTTCTGATGCTCCCACCTGTATGCGAAACACATCAAGTACCAGCTCCTGTGCTGAGCGATGACATTTTGCTCGTATTGCCCCCACACGTATGCGAGGTTGGGCGCAGTTTCTATATCGTAGAACAGAACCTTAGCCATAGAAGCTCCCTTAACTTGGTACGGTTAACAGCCTGACCACTAGAGTACCCTCCCACCAGTCCCCATTGTCGGATAGACGGTTCGGTTGCATCGAAATTCTCTCTATAGTAACCTTCTCGGCCCGTGTCCCCTCAACATAATCCACTGTGATACCGCTCTCCATAACGTTCCTGAGAGACGTGAAGATCGTCGCAGAATCAAACGTCGCTGCGGCTCCAGCGTTGCGTGAAGTCAACACCTGACGTTGCATAATTATTGGGGCAATGATCTCATCGACTCTGCTGGGTGTGACGATACAGCTTGTCAACCAGTCCTGAATGATAGGTGCAGTGGTGGGATCTACAGCGTCCCGGTTGATTGTTAACACGAACTTGTATGACACAGAGGATTGTGTGACGAAGTTGAAAGGCAAAGGGTCTTGAGTAGTTAACGGCCCCACCGTATCAAGGACGTTGTTATCGTTCGTCGCAGAGAAGAACACTGAACCAGGCATCACGGAAGTAGGGTTGCCACGATATTCTAAAGCGGCGTCCTGATATGTCGTTGTTGGCTGATTGTATTTCGTGTCACCGAAAGTATATTGAGACCTATCTTGGCGTACAGTTACCGAACGCAGGAGCTTAGGTGCAACAGTTGACCACGACACCTCACCAATGTTGAGTGTACCAGTAGCAACTTTTGTGTTAGAACCAGACTCACCATAAACCCCGTCACCGACAGCACCGAAATATGTTTTACCTAAGAAACGTGCAACCGAAGTTACGTTACCTGACCCCGCTGTAGACACCAGATCTGGTGCCCAGGCAGGAACTAACGTAGAAGTAAACACAGCAAGGTTAGCTCTGTAAATCTTCCCGTCGCTTCCACCCCACCACACGAACTTAGAATCAATCTCCAACGCATACGCAGCGCCGCCTTCTTCAATCACTGGACCGATAGTCACAGCGTTAGATTGTGTGTCGATAAGAGCAGTTCGTAGCCCGGCGGTAGTAGCTATCAACAGTATCTCACCGTACGCAAGGATCTTATTGATCTCCTCACCGTGAGGTAACTGCCCACCAACTATAGGTGTTTGCAAAGTGCCGTCCGTAGCTGACACGTTGACATGATATACCGACCCGGTGTTGTCTGTGTTCGCCGCAGCGAAGATACCTGACGGGCCACCGCTAACAGAAACCCATGTAGTCGCAGCCAACGGCGCAGTGTAATCTAAAGAACTGCCAAGCTTCACACCGTTAGCATCCAACTCAAAAATGTTTGCACCCAACGCACCGATAAGGCGACCCGCAGCTACCTGCAAAACGTCTGCCGATTGGGTACCCGAGGTAGGCCAGCTACCGTCAATAGCTGCTGTCCCTAATGTAGCTTTAGCTATAGCAGCAGTAGAACCGAAAGCGAAGTATACGTTCGTGCCGTCTGAAGTCATGTCCTTAACGTCTTTACCTGCGCGAGGAACAAACGGAGTCCACGTCGGTGTAGCAGGCACAAGGTCTGTAGAGAAAACTGCGTTAGCCCCGTGGGCCGCATACACGTACACACCCATACGTTGGATATCTAAATTCGTTTCTACAGCGTTCCGTTTCTCTTCAGTAATAGGAAGAAGAGTGATCTGACCCTTCGTCCAAATATCAACACCAGAAGAAGTGTTAAATCTACGGCGGTCGCTGTCACTAATATCGAAACTGTTTTGCCCAGCACCGTACGACCAATCTGTTTGAGAACGTGTCCACGCACCAGAAGTATCTAAAGCGTTCTCGCCAGGCTCAGCACTGTTATCGCGCTGCTCACGCAAAGCTGGCACAGTCGTCCGTGAGTACTGCCTAGTGTCAACTAGGTAAGATATCCCATTCAGTTCGACCGGCAGACTTTGAGAATTAGCCATCTGAGTATCCGCTCCATTGCGACGTAGGTCTTACAGAAGAGTTTCTGCTCCAAATTTGTGGGTAACGAGAGATCAGGCGAGCGGACTCGGCTTGCACCCTAGCTCGACGGCGACCCATCAAGTCACGGAACGAAGCGGAGATAGCGCCAGCAGGTACCTCTTCAGCAAGACGTGAAGTACCTTCAGCGTCCAGGAACTCTCGACGTATAGGGGTAGTAGTCATCAAGGCCATACCGGCACCCAACGGCGGCAGATCGTAAGCTGTGGTTTCCAAACCTACAGTAGAAAGAAGTGTGCTGCCATCCACGATAGGAGTCAACGGCGACTTGTACATGACCGTAACTTTCTGACCAGGCCACACACCAGTATAAAGAACCAAAGCTAAACCGCTTGAGAACGTCGCAGTGTCACGGTTACGGCGCAACGTCCAGGAAAGGACTTGAGGTTCAGTAGCTTCAGAACCCACATCAGCGTAAGTGACCATGTAGATAGAGTTAATTTCGGCAGAAGTCAACCCAGCCAAATTGTATCCATCAACCCCACCGTCGTAAGTGAAGCTAGTAGTTTTCATTTGGAACAAACCGTTATCCGGTGAGCTTAAATCTGAGAGGTCATCGTTGATACTGCCAATGATACGGTAGGTAGGGAACTTCGGAGAGACCCTAATGAAATCCCCTGTAGAGTGCGTCGTAGCAGTAGACCCTCCGTACCCTCTGAACACGTTGATTGTGTTACCAGCTACAGAAGTGCAGTAAAACATTTCCGTACCGACTTCGAACACCACACCCTTAGCTATGCTACTAGACGTTCCCTGGATCGTTAACGTTTGGACAGTAGTGTTAGTCACCGCAGCAGTCAGAACATCCAACTCCTCCACATAACTAGACAACAACATGTCTCTAGTGGAATCAATCCACACCTGGGCGGTAGTCATCCTAAATGCTCCTGTAAAGTTTTCTCCCCTTGCTTACGAGTCTCATGAGATAAAGTATGCCCAGCGTTAACTTCCCACTTAGTACCTGCACGGGCCTCCAGTTTCGCTGAACCGTTAATACTAGGAGGCTGTAAACCCTCTTTCCTTAACCGCTTGTACGCAGCCATGTCAACATCTTTAGCGGCATCGTTAGCTTTAGTTTTAGCCAAATCAATGTTCGATCTGCTAGGCATAACCGACGGAGCTATCTGCACATTGCCGTAATATTTGTTTAGTTCCCCTCCACAGTTCTCACAACTCTCGTCGTAAGACTCTTTCATCTTGTGCATCACATCCCAGAGCGTGTGGCAATGATCGCACCTATATGAATACAGTGGCATTAGACTGGCTCCCCTACATTAAACTTGTAACCGGCGGCTATAAGGATGTCTTGTTCAGTGGCTGTCAAATCGTTCGGACTTGCGTGACCACCATAAATAACTCGTGTCACCGAAGAGAAATCGGCTGGCATAAACGTTTGCACCGAAGCGTTATTGACAATGATAAGGTTAATGCCTCTAGCTGTAGGCTTGTAGTGTTGACGTAAAGCGAACGCAGCTTTGCTGGCGTCTTGAGGACGCAGCACCGGAGGTAAAGTGTCGCTTTGAGGGACAGTCAAGATACGATGCAGCAACACATTGGGGGTAGTAGCCACTACCTTTATTGTCCCAGTAGTGATACTGAAATCTCCGCTAATATCCGCAGGAGCAGGCACAGCAACCGTAGCTGCTATCTGATCAGGACGGACAATGGCTTCTTGCGTTGAGTCCATCGCTGTAGTAACAGGGATAGTCGCCACGTTCAGAATATTGCCCGTAATAAACGTCGGCGTAAGCACAGCTACAGGGATGTTCATGCCCGCAACAAGAGCAATATAGTTAGCGTCAACATCAATGTTCGTAGCTACACCAGCAACAACATTAATCGTAGCGGCAAGCACATCAATCGGTTTACCTGCCACAGCAGAGAACGCTGTAGTCACAGCTAACGTAGCTGGGAAAGCCTTAACTACATAAGTATTATTGTTCGAAGCTGGCTCACGGTACAGGAAACTGTTCCGATATGCTGTACCAGACTTACGGTAAGGGAACTCAAACAGAGTAGGAGTACCACAGATTACGTTAATGACACCTACATTGAGAGTCGCATCAGACCTATTGTAAACAAAGTTTGATTCCCTGTACTCAATTCCCGACTGCCGGTAGCTCATAAGATCCCATCCCGCTAGGGGTTAACCCTTACCAATAGAAGCAGTCTCAGGATCTCCCACTTTAGATGCAGCAACAGCTTTGCCTACACAGATAATAGCAGCTACACCAGCTACCTTCAAAGAATCAAT